GCGTCATATCGAAATTCATTCAAAGAAATAAGGTGAAAATATGGAACTGAAGCATAAATTTGAAGACTACACGGAAGCAGAATTCACCCAACTTGTGAGTGAAATCTGCAGCGCTAAAGGCGGAGAAGCTCATCAGGATAAGTTGCTGGAAAACTTCATTTCGGTAAGTGAGCACCCTGAAGGTTCTGACCTGATCTTTTACAGTGAAGATAAGGACGCAACACCTGTCAAGATTGTCGCCGCTGTTAAAGCATGGCGCAAAGCCCACGGTAAACGTGGCTTCAAGTCATAAATTATAAAGCCTCCTCACGGGGGCTTTTTCATGACCATCACAAGGCGCATTTGCGAGTGCGCCTGATGATCAATCTCTCCGACAGGGGATAACGGTTAGCTCCGCCGTGAAGTGTTGCGACACTGTATTAACCAATCATGAGTGATAAAATATGGCTTTCCATTAAAAGGGGGCTGTATGGATAATTCTCAAGGGTTGGTTGACGGATATGTTAAAGAAATAAAGCAAATCGCGGCTAAGCATCAAATGGGTGAAGACCTAGCAACAATCAAATTAAAAGTTGATGAGGTTCTTGCAAGAGCTCATGAGCATTTTTCTGGGTGGAAAAATGGTAGCCCAGAAGAGAATTGGGATGCTTTCGCCGGGAAGCTAACATTCCTGGGTAGTTCAATGGGTGATCGGACTTGGGCTGACATTCTTGCTTATGCAGGAGAGTCTGCAAAAAACCAAGAGCCACCTCACCCTAAAAGATAAACGAACAGCCGCCTAAGGGCGGTTTTTTATTGGATTAATGGCAAGAAGGCTGGAGTCATAAAAATCTCCAAAGGCGTGAGCATGGGTAGGTTTTTATCTGGCGATACGTGAAATTGCCCCTTCAGCCTCATTAAGATTCATTCCGCCATGGACGCTTGCCGGGAAAACAACATCACTGCCTGAGAGCACCCATACCCCCCTATGAGTGGGATGGCGTGACAACTCCTGACCTTCCACTATCGGGAATGACTTATCCACCACGCATACACAGTACCCATTGATGCTGTGAATTATGAGCGCCCACTGTGGACGTGAGTTGATTGAAGCCCTTCTTACTACAACTGCGGTGTCCATATGAATAGTTTAAGTATGTTATCAATGCATGAATGATAACTGAATTATGCTCTCCACATGAAGTCCTATGAACCCATCACAGCCAGAGATGGTTAATGGCTTCATTGGGACGCACGTGAAGATGGCGCTTGGGTATACCTCGCGCCTAATGATGAGCTCAAGACGCAGCATATGCAGAATAAAAATGCAGGTCACGCGCTATAAACAGCTATTACGGCAATTGCTGCGGAAGCTGTTTTGAGTATGTAATTTAATGCGAGTTTTAAAATTTCGTTAGGTATTTTGGCGCATTCAATTCCAGACTGAATAATAACGTAAGCAGCGGCCACTTCTGCAAAAACTAACGCGGTATTACCATTATCAAACCAGTAAGCTCTTGAGAACAAAATCCCTGCCAAAAAAATGGTTGTAATGGCAATGCATAAGTTTAAGTACTTTTCATCGTCAGTCAAAACAACTGGAATAGTCATCCCATCTCCTTTATGAGTCTAACAATGGCGCTCACTGACAAACAAGAAATGTTCTGTCGCGAGTACCTCATCGATTTGAACGCTACACAGGCGGCTATTCGGGCGGGGTATAGCGAGAGGACCGCCCGGGCATCAGGGTATGAGAACCTCACAAAACCTGACATCCAGAGCAGAATCGCCGATCTTAAGTTACAACGCAACGAGCAAGTTAATATTGATGCTGCTTATGTGTTGCGTCGCTTAGTTGAGATAGACGAGATGGATGTTTTGGACATTCTTCTGGAAAATGGCGAGTTGAAGCCTGTAATGAATTGGCCCAAAGTCTGGCGCACCAGTCTTTCAGGTATTGATGTTACCGAAATTGCTGGCGATGCGGCTGGGCTACTAAAAAAAATAAAATGGCCGGATAAAGTTAAGAATCTTGAATTGCTTGGTAAGCACATAGCGGTCCAGGCATTCCGCGAGCAAGTTAAGACAGAGCATGATGTGGTAGGCACTCTATCCGACCTGATGGACGATCTCGCTAAGGGGTGAGCATGAAGCCAGAACACCTCAAGCTTCTGCGAGATAAACTATGGCGACTGAATCACCTCTACTGGATAACTGACAAAGAAGGCAAGCCAGTTCGCTTCCGGATGACCCCTGAGCAGCTCGAATACTTCGAAGGCATGCATACCCGCAACATCATCTTGAAGGCGCGCCAGTTAGGGTTCACGACAGAGGTCTGCATTATCCAGCTTGATGCCGCTCTGTTTGAGGCCGCCAAATGCGCGCTCATCGCCCACACCCTGAATGATGCCAAACGCCTGTTCCGTGAAAAGGTGAAGTACGCCTATGACCGGCTGCCGGCAGAAATCAGGGCTGCCAATCCGGCGAGCAATGATTCGGCGGGTGAGCTGGTATTCAAAAAGGGCGGGTCACTTTACGTCAGTACATCATTCCGTGGAGGTACGCTGCGTTTCCTGCACGTTTCCGAGTTCGGGAAGATATGCGCTAAGTTCCCTGACAAAGCCCGTGAGATTGTCACTGGTGCGTTTGAAGCGGTATCCAGCGATTGCTTCACCACGATCGAAAGCACTGCAGAGGGCCGGGCTAGCTACTTCTTTGACTATTGCCAGACTGCCGAGAAAGCTCAGTTGCAGGGTAAGACGCTTTCCAATCTCGACTGGAAGTTTTTCTTCTTCTCGTGGTGGAAGAATCAACTGTATGCAATTGACCCCGTAGAGCCTCTACCGCAACGCCTGAGCGATTACTTTGACGATATCGAACAGAAGCACGGCGTCATTCTCAATGATCGCCAGAGAGCCTGGTATTACGCCAAAGAGAAGACTCTCGGCGATGACATGAAGCGTGAGTACCCATCAATACCGGCTGAAGCATTCGAGCAGTCAGTTGAGGGTGCTTATTACGCGAAGCAGTTCCGCTGGCTCTACACTAATAAGCGTGTAGGTGAGCTGCCTGATAACTCTCACCAGCTGGCTCACACCTTCTGGGATATCGGGGTAGGCGACTCAACGGCCATTTGGTTCATTCGTGAGGTTGGTGATGAATTCCATGTCATCGACTACTACGAGAATAGCGGTGAAGGCCTCAGGCACTACATGAAGGTGCTGAAAGACCGCGGCTATGAGTATGGCGATCACTGGGCACCACACGATATTGATAACCGGGAATTCGCCGGTGATGGCAAGAGCCGCAAGCAGATAGCTGCAGAAGGCTTTGAAATCGACGGCCAGGTTTATTCAATCCGCTTCAAGGTCGCACCAAAGCTTGGTGTTGATACCGGCATAGATTCGGTGCGTGAAATCCTCCCTAAGTGCGCCTTTGACGCGTCAAAGTGCGAGCAGGGCATCTCTCATCTTGAGGGGTACCGCAAGGAGTGGGACGACAAACGCGGCTGCTGGAAAGACAAGCCTTTGCACGACTTCACTTCGCACGGCGCTGATGCGTTCCGCTACTTTGCTGTGGCGAAAACGAATCACAAACAGACAGGCGCAATATTCTTCTAAGGAGCTCATCAGTGAGTGAACTAAGCAACGGGGAACAATTCCTTGTGAACGCCCTCGCTCATGAGATAGGGCGCCAGCGCATGATGTATGCGGGTCGCCCCGGGAACACCAAGCGCACAAAGCTGTACGAGGAATTCGGTTATCCCGATGAACTTGGCTTCGAACAGTATTACCGCGCCTATGAGCGTAACCCTGTCGCATATGCCGCCGTGCATAAGCTACTGGAATCGTGCTGGACGGATAAGCCGACGATTATCGACGGTAGTGAGAACAAGGAGTCAACGGAAACCACTGATTGGGAAAAGGCTGCAACCAAGTTACTGAGCAAGCACTGGGCGAAAATCAAAGATGCTGACCGCCGCAATCTGATTGGCAGATATTCAGCGCTGCTCATCCAGTTTAAAGATGGGCGCGAATGGAAAGAGCCAGTGGACACCGCCGTTGTTTCCCGGTTGCGCGATAAGGCGATCGTCAAACTCATCCCTGCGTGGGAATCACAGATTAAGCCGGGCAACTTCGACACAGACACCATGTCGGAAACCTTCGGCGAACCGGTGAACTACCAGTTCAACGAGCAGCCAGTGGGTGATGATGGCACTTATGGGCCCGTTCGCAGCGTTACCGTCCATCCCGACCGCGTCATAATCCTTTGCGAAGGTTCGGAAGATGAAAACATGCTTTCCGGCGTGCCATTCCTGCGTGCTGGCTATAACAAGCTACTGGACCTCGAAAAGATTTCCGGTGGTAGCGCAGAAGGTTTTCTGAAGAACGCCAGCCGCCAACTGGGTATCAGCTTTGATGCTCAGACAGATATGGCGGCGATCGCCAAGATGGCGAAAGAAGCCGGTTACGAAAACCTCGGCGAAGCAATGAACGACAAGATGATGAAGCTGAATCGCGGTACTGATTCTGCTCTCGTCACACAGTCAGGCACCACATCAGTGCTGTCAGTTGCCGCTGCCGACCCTGCACCAAGTTGGACGGTCACGGCGAATGAGTTCTCCTCATCAATTCAATGCCCGTTCACCATTCTGTTTGGTCAGCAAACCGGCCGCCTGGCATCAGATCAGGACAAAGCAGACTGGGCTAAGCGCTGCAATGGGCGCCGCTGGGGGTTCATGAGCTCTGTTGTGCAGACGCTTCTGGAGCGCCTCTGGACGCTGGGTGTAATTGAAGCTCCTAAGTCAGGTGAAGTCACGCTGGCGTGGTCTGACTTACTCGCCCCAAGTGAGAAAGAGAAGATCGCCAATATGCAGGCAATGGCTACCGTGGCGAAAGATACTCAGGCGGCCTTTGGCACTCCAGCGGTTAGCGAGAACGAGATTCGCGCTGTGGGTGAGCTTGAGCCTATGCCAGAGGATGAGCCACCACCGGACGCGCCACCTGGAGACCCGTTAAGTGACAACCCTGAAACTAATCCGGACTCCGGTAATACCCCGCAACAAAGCTGACCCGACGCAATCCGCCCGGCCTGTTAACCGGATGTTCCGCGACATCGAAAATCGCTACTACCAGATTAAGGTGGCGCTGAAGAAGCTATTCGATGAGCGCCTGACCGGGCAGGAAAGGGCGAGCAACACGCAGAGCTATGCGGTGCATGGCAACGTGATTGATCAGGTGAATGCCGGCACGTACATCTACGACATGTCGGCAGCTCAACTGGCTGATCTGCTGCAGCGTGTTCAGTTAATCCTTGATGACTATCTGCTTGAAGGCGGCAGTAACAGCTTATGGGCGCTTCAGTACGTTGCGGCAGAATATGAGCGCGGTACTCATCAAGCCTTCACCAATCTGTCGGTGCAGTCGCCCATCTACGAGCAGCAGACGACGCTTCAGCAGCTTCTCAGCACAGCTGCATACCAGAATCAGGTCGCAGCAGCGTACGTTTCGACGTATAGCGACTGGCTGCTTGAGTCTGACCGGGCGCGTGGTGATCTGGCTAATGTGATTTCAGACGCAATAGGCCGCGGAATCAACCCAAAAGAAACGGCGCGCATCATCAGCCAGAGGCTAGACGTCTCAATGGCCCGAGCCAAGAACATGGCTCAGACAGAACAGGTCGGAGCGCTACGCAAGGCTCAATGGCAGGAAACTGACTGGGCGCGTGAAAGGTTAGGGCTGAACACTGCAGTACTCTGGCTATCGGCGCTCAAGCCTACAACGCGATCGTGGCACGCGGCCAGGCATGGCAGGACCTACACAACCGAAGAGGTTGAGGGCTTCTACGCAGAGCGCGGCAATCGGTATCACTGCTACTGCGCTAACATCCCGGTGATTCTGGATAAACACGGTAATGTGGCAAATGAAGGCCTTATAGAAAAATTGTCCATTGAACGTAAAGAATGGGATCTGCCAGTCGATAAATAGACTAAAGGAGGATTCCATTTATGCACAATCATAGTGATTATTCTGATGACGTATTTCATTGGATAAAAACGGAATACAAAGGAAAAGACAAAAATAAGGCTGATGAATGTGCTTTCGAAGTGATGAAGAAAATTGTTATGGATGGCTACCTCAATGCGTCAGGTAAAGACACCTTCAGAAATCTAGAAAGCGTTTGTTTTACAGAGTCGCCGTTAGAAGTAAAAAGGCATCAGTCATCACGATATACCCAGTTTGGATTTGCTTTTAGTAAATCACTTATTTATGAATTAGGTGGCAGGCACGTTATCTATCAAACTAAAAGTGAGGGTTATTGTCTTCCGGGACATCTTCACTGGCGCCACGTGACATATGACCCTAGTGATAAAGATGTGGTCAAGGAAAACGGTGTTAACTTCACATGGGAAAGAGAGTGGAGGTTGAATGAAAACCAACTTAACATACATAATGCTCACTCGATAATCGTGCCAAATACACATTTCGCTAATGAATTAAGTCATTATATGCATAGCAGCGAGCATCTAAATTGGGCGGACTGGATATGCGGAGCTAGCGAAGCCAGAAGCCCCGAAGAATATGAAAACCATTTAATTGAAATCAATGACCGTATAAAAATTTTTGAAAACATCTAAGCCGCATAAGCGGCTTTTTTATTGTCTAATCTTCCAATAAGGAAGCAGCATGAAACGCAATCGCGTTAACGTGCTGTCCGTCGTCAACTCTGCGTCAAACATCACAACCGAAATCATCAACGGCAGGCCACACATTGTGGTCCGTGGCGTCACGCCTACCCGCGACCTCATCGACCGCACTATTAAAAAGGAGATGAGCTTGTGAACCCTCCGATGCATCAGCGCGTTAAAAATCTTCTTATCGGTGCGGGCCTGACGTCGGGATACTCGGTTCAGTCACTCATCTGGACTGATACGGGTGACCTGAAGCAGCGGTTCATTGTGTTCCGGCCTAACGGCGGCTCTCCGGTCGACAGAGATATCGGCTCAGACCATTACGTGCTTGTTGACCTGATCACCGGCAAGTCTGCAGGAGATTACGCGAAGTCAGAGTCTGACGTGCAGGCCATCATCGACTACGTGCAGCAAAACCCTATCAGCGACCCCTGCGTCGGCCAAATCACCAATATGGGTGGCATACCATCACCAATCCCCACGGCAGAGGGGCGTATGGTCTGGCGCCTGCAATTTGCCTGTTCTTACGGCGAAAGTTAATCAAAAGAGGAATTACCCATGGCAGCAAATTGCCCAACGGACAACACAAAGTTGTTTGGCCGCGCCATTGTGCTCGAAGTAGCTGATGGTTGCGCCGATACAGTACCGCAGGAGTCAGAGTGGAAGGC